CGCCGCCGAACGCGACCAACCGCTCGCTGGTGTGCTCCACCGCGACATGCAGCCAGTGCTGGTAGGTGGCAGCAGCCGGCGTCTGGTCGTTGGTGTTCTGATGCCAGACGACCGGTACGCCGACCGGCGCCGGCCAACCCGCCGTCCAGGCCGCCTCGATCGCCGTGATGCTGTCCTCGTAAGGCCCGCTCACAGAGACGCGCTCCGCAGGCGACGCACAGCGATGGCCGGGTAGCGCATCCGAACGTCCTTGGCGCGCTGGGCGCGGCGCTCGCCTTTGGTGCTGTTGTGGCGAGTGAGGCGAACCGCCGCCGGGTCGGCGCCGATGATGATGTAGGTGAAGCGCGGCTCCCACCCGAGTGGGCGCAGGATAGGCCGCAGTGCGATGGCCGACTGCTGCACGAAGTGTTGCTCGACCTGCAGGACGAAAGGCCCGCCGCCCTCGCGTCGCCCCACCTCCAGCCGCCGCGCGTACTCAGCCCGCACCGCAACCACCGCCTCAGTGGCGCCGGGCGGCAAGCGGCTGGTCCGCGGGATCGCTACGTCATCGACGTAGGTCGTGATGCTGTCCTGCCAGGCGCCCGACCGCTCCGGGCCGTTCGTGATCAGATGGTTGACCGTGCGGATCACCGCCTCGGTCAGGTAGTGCCACTGGATCAGGATCACGCCGTCGGGCTTTACCGATTCCGGCGCCGCGCCCTGCCGGCCGTCCACGATGGTCAGGTGGTCCGGCATCACGCCGCCCGACCGCGCCGACTGCCGGCGCTCGACCGTGGCGATGTGCTGCCGTGCAGTGGTCGCTAGCCGCCGGCTTGCCTCCGGGCCTGACAGCCCGCGCGTGGCGACCTCCAACTCGCGCGTGAAGTTGCGGAACTGCGCGCGAGAGAAAGCCATCAGCCCGAGACCTTCAGATTCCAGCGCACCACCGTCGCGCCCATGCGCACCGTCTCGACTTCCTCGATGTTCACGCGCCGCCCGGCAATGTCGGCCTGGTCGCCGCGCGTCGGCGTCATCGTCAGGCCGGTCGGGGACAGAACAACCGTCGTGCCCGCCTGCGCCGCATCACCGCCAGGCACGATCGGGTCCACCGTCGCGCGCCGCACGAAGGCGCTCACATCGAAAGTGGTGTCGGGCGTGCCGATCCGCCGCAGCGTCACAGGCTCGCCGTGGGCGGCGATCTGCCGGTCGAGCATGGCGATGGCGGCGGCGGGGGTCATCCGATCCCCACCAGCCGATACCGCGCCAGCGCCGCCACGCGATCCGCCGACAGCGGGATCTGACCGGCCTTTGTGTCGAAGTAGGTCGTCTGGCCAACGCCCTCGACCTGTTCCGACCGCACGCCAGTATCGCGGCCGGTGCCGCGGTACATGCCGACCACGAGATCGAGGGCGGCGCGGGAGAGCGCGACAGGGGCTTCACCGGGGAGTTCAAAGCCGGCCGAGTAGTCGATCACGACCTTGCCCGCGGCCCAACAAATGCGCGCGTCGCCAGACAAGCGGTAAAGGAAGGAACCATCGACCTCGTAGTCGGTCGGGGCTAGTTCTGCGTCGCCAACCGTTACCAGCGTGATTTCCGGCTCGACATTCCGCTCCAGAAAGATTCGCTCGGCGCCTCGGCTGATCCGCTCGGTCTGACGAACGTCCTCCGCCCCGAAACCATCGCGGTTGCAGTAGGCCGCCAAAAGCGATGAGGCCTCTTCGATCAGATCCTCGATGCGCGCGTCCACGTCCTCGCCGGTCAGGGACAGTTCGTTCTTCACACGATCGACCGTCACCAGGGCTTCGGATGCGGAGGGGGTGATGATGGTCAGCATCAGCGGTGCGCGATCTTGCTGAGCAGCGGATACAGATCGCTGGTGACCTTCGACCCATCCGCGTTGGTGAGCGTCAGCACACCATCTTCATCAGGTTCCAGCGACCGCACCGGTGGCCCTGGCGGGCCGGCTGGCCCCCGCTCACCGGGCGCGCCGCGGTCGCCCTTCCCGCCCGGCGCCGCAATCCCCTGCCAGCCCCCGCCTGGGCACGGCCCAGGATCATCCTGGATGGCGGCGAAGGCCCCGCCGTTCCGCGTCACCACGTCGAGGTAGCGATATGTCTCTGTCTCGCTCCAGGTCCCGCGGACGGCCATGGAGCGGCCATCAGCGCCCGCGGCGACGATGCAGATCCAGTCTTCATGAGGGGGCGAGCGCCCGGTATCCCGCCGCGCCTGCCATAGCGCCCCGCCGTGGGTAACAACGCTGCCCTGGTAGTGCACTGCGTCGATCCAAACGCGAATCGCCGGCAGTTGGCCGGGAGGGCCTTCGGGCCCCGCCGCGCCTTGCGGCCCGACTTCGCCGCGCTCGCCGGCCGCGCCATCCTTGCCATTGGCACCATCAACGCCATCGCGGCCATCCTTGCCATCGGCGCCATCGCGACCAGGAGTACCCTGCTCGCCTCGCTCGCCCCGCGGCCCGGCCTCTCCAGCCGGCCCCTGCTCTCCGCGCTCGCCTGCCGGACCGGCGGGGCCTGCTGCGCCGTCCTGCCCGTCTCGCCCATCCTGGCCATCACGCAGCGAAGCCAACCGATCATTCAGCCTGCGCTCTGTCTCCGCCACCGCGGAAATGCACTCGCGCAATTCGGCCAGGACCGCACGATGCTCGGAATCGCGCACCGCGCGCTCACTGGCAGCGTCGCGGTACAGGCCATCGATCACCCGCACAACGCGCGCCGCAGCCGCGTCAGTGAACGCGTTCAGCTGAGCCTGCAAGGAGCGCATCGAATTGCCGGTCATAATCCGCGAAGCCTCGGGTTGGGGCATCGTCATCCTCTTCCGGCTCTGGCTCCGCGGGAGCCGGCGCGCCTGCCTCAGCGGGCGAAGGCGGCTTCATCTCTGACCCGTAACTCAGCGGCACAACCTGCTGTTGCACGCGAGGCATGGCGCCGTGACCGCCCGGGGTGACGGGCAGGTCCAACTCGTTCCGCGCTTCGTCGGACGAATGGATTCCGCTGATCGTGCTGCGCGCCAGGCCCTCGATCATTTCTCTGAAGTTCGACCGCAGCAACGCCTTGGTGTCGAACTCCAGATATTCGTCTGGCATCCCGCGCAGGCGGAACAGAAGACCAAACGCCTCTTCGATGTGGTTCAGCGCGAAGCCGAGGCCCGATGCCTTCCACGAAGACATCAGCGCCTCGGTCGAGGCGAACGGAGTCCCGCCGATACCGAGGATCTGAAGCGGAATGCGGAACGCCAGGGCGACATTCTGCTCCGACATCTTGAGCATGTCGGCGAGTTGCCCGTCGTTCGCAGAGCCGGTGACCGCCTTCGCCTTCAGCCCCCAGGCGAGGATCGGCGTCCCGCCCGAGTTTTCGCCCTTCGTCTGCTCGTCCCAGCTTGCGCGCAGTTGCAGCGCCTGGTCGCGGGTCAGCGGCTGGTCCGTCTCCAGCATGAAGGAAGGCCGCGCCTGGTTGAGATAGAACGCGATTTGCTGGCTCAGTGCCGCACCGGCAAGCGCCCGGTCGAGCGTCGTTGCCATGATCGGGCTAACGCCCCGCAACGCGTGGGCCGGCGTATGAAGTCGGACATGCAGCACATCGCGCGCCGGAATCGGATAGGTGAAATCGAAGCGGCGATCGACCACCTCGTTACCGCCCAGCGAGTAGAAGATCGTCCCGTCGTCCGCGACCATGGCGTAGCCGGTTCGCATGATGTGCAACTCGGCGATCTCGCCGCGCTCATTGCGCACCGCAAGGGCGAACGCCTCGCCGTTCGCGTAGAGCCGTCGCGTCAGATTCAACAGGAAATCCGAAATCGACTGGTAGTCATTCGGCCGGCGGATGACCCGGCTCAGAGCGGAGCCCGCGACGCGCTCACGCCCACCGTTCTCCAGTTTCCGCCAATGATCGCCGGGGCACATCGCCACTGTCTGGGCGTAGGCAGAGACGCACGCCTCGACCATGGCGCTGCACTCGCCATAGGGCTGAAGGGATTCGCCCATCTGCCACCAGTTGAGGCTACGTCCCGCACTTGCCGACAGCCACCCATCGGACAGGAAATAGGGCCCAGGGCGATATTGCCCCTCACCCGATCGCGTGAGCGACCGGAAGGCGCGGGTCAGCCAGTTGGCCATCTCAGCGCGTCTTGTACCGGGCGCCGCCCGCGGGCTTCATCTGGCGGTCGGCCGCGGACGGCGCAGCCTTCGCCACCTCGGACAGATCCACGCCGCGCGAGCGCGGGCCATACGGGCCGATGGCGACAGCGATGCCGCTCTTGTGCCGCAGCACGCCTGCATCGTCCGGCGCAACCTCGTTCGGGTCCACGACGGCGCCGTCGTCAAGCACATACCAGGTCGCGCGCATCGGCCCCTCCATTGACGCAGTAGTGGGGCGGCCGAAGCCGCCCCATTCAATCACTTGCCGTCATCCACAGTGATGTGGAAGACGCCAGTCTTCGTCGCGCCACCGGCAGCGATGACGATCTTCACGCGCTCACGGCCGATGGCGACGCGGTCGTTCACCGCCGTGCCGCCAGATGCGTACAGCGCCGCGACGCCAGCGGTGGAATGCGTCGCCTGCCGCGGCGCCTTCACCGCCGCGGCGTTGACGTTGGACTCCGTCCAGAGCGTCTGGCCCGTCGTCTCGGTCGTGATCGTGAAATCGACCCCGTCCGTGTAGTCGGTCTTCACGTATTGGATCTGATGGACATAG